TGCGATCTGATTCGCTAACAGTTTTGACATATTTCTAGTCCTGAAGACAGATTCTTTAAGCTAGAAATATTTATAAGAAGCGGGTGATCGGGGTCGAACCGACGACATTCTGCTTGGAAGGCAGACGCTCTACCACTGAGCTACATCCGCAAAAAAACCTAGTTAAGGTTGAATGATATAATAGTCCTATCAATTTCACTGCGTTGCACAACCGACTCATGATTAATTTGTGCAGGGAAAATGATAAGGTCACCCTCCTTAACATTAGGTTGGAAAGTTGCTAGGTCACCATCCACAGTGTAAATGGGACAATAGAACTTAGTTGACTCATGGACAGCAGCGTTGAAGTCTGCATAGAAAACAGCAGACCAACCCTTCATACCATGATTGTGTAGACTGTGATACTCATATTGTTTCTGGATTTGAAACCAGATACGAGTGATCTCATCAATCGGTTTTTCTGAGAATCCTTGTCTAAGGACTTCAGCACTCATCATCTGTAGATAGGGGGCAACCAAATCTAAGAACGGTTGAAACTCTGAGTAATCGGTTTTCTCAAAGTAACTAGAGTGCATCGTGTCACCCTCGTTACATTCCAGCACATTAGGATGAGTGGTGTGCAGACCATTCAGGATAGATTCCTTGTGGTCCTTCCACTCCTCTACATGATATTGATAATGTGGAATGTGAAACATGAGTAACTCCAGGCTCGCCACCTATTTTAGTTCAGATGCAAAATAGGAAATCAACCACACGGAAGGGGATTTACCAGAGTGTCTTTGACTGGAACACACAAACCAAGCGGCAACATCCACCCGCACCAGGGCGCTTTTTAAGTCATCCCGAGACTGGACCAGCAGTTGATTCTGCTTAGCTCCACCAGGGCGAGTTTAATGTCCACCCGAGACACAGGGGTCGTGTAGACCATCCCGACCAGGGCGAGTTTAGGAGTCTTCCCGAGACTTCTTATAGTTACCGAAGTCGATAATGTCTTCACCCAATGAACCAGGCAAATCGACTGGTCCTGCAGCGAAAGTGATATCGTCCATGGCATCTAGATCACCACCAATGCGATCTACTTTAGCATTTTCTAGGTAGTCAGACGACAGACTGAATTTGATATCAGTATCTGCATGGCGACTAACATACGGAGGATACTCATCATCCGTCCAGAATTCTGCTGGATCACCAACAGAAGGTAGTTCGCTTAGAACATCTCTGAGAGATGCATACACATCAAAGAGTGTGCTGAGATGCTTATCGGATTTCGCATCCAGTGCGTGAAGAAGTGCTTGACGCACTTCCTCTACTGCAGTTTCAATGTGTGTACGAGGATTGGAACAACTCATGATACAACGTCTCTAATATAACAGGGAACGCCAGCGGGATCCAACCACTTAGTGTATTCTGGATCCTCTAGGCAAACATCGAGTTGCATCTGGTTGTCAAGATAGTACATATCTTGATAGCGTTTAGCATACTCGTTGTATTTTTGGATACGCAGGTCAGGCATACCGTTGATCTCTAGGGTGCCACATTGCACATAGCGATATGGATACCGTTCAAGAATGACCTCTGATTTCATGAAGCATCATCGTGATTGTTATACACATTATACCATGTATCATCACCGATGTCATCAAGTGCTTGTTCCAGTTGTGTAGCTGGCACAGCAACGACTCCTCTACCGTCTGGTTGTCTGATCAAGAACTCTTCACCATTCTCAATACGATCCATGTAAGTGTCAAAGTTCTTTTCAAACTCTTGGACGGTTACTTCTTTCATGTTAGACAACAGATGTTATGTTCTTGCATATATTTGATTGATTCTTGACACCCACCTAGTTTGATGTCGTCAAGAACTATCTGAGGAAATGTAGAGTTTTCCCCAAACTCTTGATAGAATTCTTCTCGTGTGAAGTCTCTATCAAGTTCGTAAACAATGTACTTTAGTTCAGACAAGTCCATGACTTGTTTAATTTTAGTACAATATTTACATCCTTCTCTAGTGTAGATGGTGAACATCATGCCTTTTCCAGGAGAAGCATAGTTTCATCATAATCTTTCTGGAAAATTTCCAGACCAGCATCTGTCAAGACATGATTATACATCTTGTCAAACACTTTGGTTGGCATGGTGACAATGTGTGCTCCGTTAAAGAAGGCACGAGACACTTTATACACATCACGCAGAGAAGCAGCAAGCACCTGTGTCTCTACACCTTGCACTTGATAGATGCTGGTGATAGAACGAACTAGTTCTAGACCACTGATGCTATTGTCATCATATCTACCGATGAATGGAGAGACATATGTAGCACCTGCTTTTGCTGCAAGGATTGCCTGTGCAGCACTGAAGACGAGTGTTACATTTGTCCTAATGCCTTGATTGGATAGAGCATCACAGACTTGAAGACCGTCCACGGTACAAGGCAGTTTGATTGTAGCAACTTCTCTGAACTCACTGTGAAGTTTCACTGCTTGCTCATACATCTCACCAACAGAACCGACAACTTCCATGCTGATGTCAAGGATACCGATTTCACGGAACTCTTTATAAACATCAATAGGATCTTTGCCACTCTTTCTAATGAGAGATGGGTTAGTAGTGACTCCATCAATGAGTCCCGATGCGAATCGTTGTGCTACTGCATCAACTTCTGCTGTGTCTAGAAAAATTTTCATTTATGTATGTTGGTAATTGTACCAATCGGGACTACAGGATTTGAACCTGTGACTTCTCGCTCCCAAAGCGAGCGTTCTACCAAACTGAACTAAGTCCCGATCTCTTCCTTCCAAAGGAATCGTTCTTCCAAATTATAATGCAACTTGTAGTGTTCTGTCAACACATAATAACCAATGATATTGACATTATCACACTCGTAACCGTAACCTTTTACTTTCTCACACACTCCATCGATTACAAAACATTTGTCAGTATGTAGATAAGAAAGATAGTGGTCGTCGAGATTAATCATTAGCGTTCCTCAAAATCAAGTTTACGAACTTTGCGTTTGCGTCGTTCCTCTTGGTATTTTAGGTCACTTTCTGTCAGGATTCCGTTATATTTAATAGTTTTTTCATGATTCGTTAGAACAACTTCATTGAGGTCAACTGCTCCAACATGATTATCCTGAACACACATCTGGTTAGGACAACCACAGAACTGTGCTTTGCTAGTGCTTGTCAGTTCTTTGTTGCATAGTTTGCATCTTGCGGATAACATTGTACAGCATTTAACCTCTATGAAGTGATGGGTGAAGAGGGGATCGAACCCCCGACCGCCTCGGTGTAAACGAGATGCTCTACCGCTGAGCTATTCACCCAGACTCCCAAGGCTGGATTTGAACCAGCGACCAGCCGATTAACAGTCGGCGGCTCTGCCACTGAGCTACTTGGGAATGGGAATACCCGCCACTCGTCAGTAGCGGGGGCACCAAGGGGGATCCCACCCCTCTCTCACATGGGTTGTTGCTCCGATTCTTTTTTCTCTCGGAAATGTGAGCACGGATGTCGCCAATCCGTTAGTGTCGGTGAGAGGACTTGAACCTCCACGCCATAAAGACAATAGAACCTAAATCTATCGCGTCTACCGATTCCGCCACACCGACAAGGCGTCTCAGGTAGGACTCGAACCTACGACCGACTGCTTAGAAGGCAGTTGCTCTAATCCACTGAGCTACTGAGACAATAGTATTAAGAGTAATATGCTTGGTAGTATTTCACAATGCCACTAGTAGAGATGTTGCCTTGTGATACCCAGTCATGAGCACATTCGTAAATGGACTTCTGACTGTGGACAGGGGCACCACCTTTTGTTTGGTGCCCGAACTTTGCTAGTAGAACTTTGAGTGCTTGCTCTCTCGCTTGCAATCTCTGTTCACTGTAGCGCCAGTCTTCTGTCATGTTAAAATAGTTGGTTGAATCCATTCCCAGAAGTCCACCCACCTGGAGAGGTTTGGTATTGCTCAGATCCGCCACCTAGTTTAGGGATTGGATTGAGTTGAGTGGTGGTCTTACCGTTCTTGGTTGCCATATTATACAGCACTTCGTGGATATTGTCTACCTCTTTGGTCGAAGCGGTAAACATTTTCTCTGCCACTGCTCTACTGTTCGCAACTCTAAGTGCTCGCTGCTTTTCAGAGAGGATCGCTGGACCGAACCAAGGATCATCTTCTAGGTAGTCAGGTGCTTTGTAAGTCATGATTGCCAGTAGTAGTGAAAGAAATTTCCTTTCGTGTCACACATCGGGTCTTCCGATGCTACACGGTATTGTAGCATACTCTGTCCTTTGAAGTCTGTACGATCTCCAATGATGTCATATGCTCTGAGCATTGCGTTGTTGTCCTTGAGTCTATCAACGACAGACTGCTTAGCAACTGGTCTCCACTTAGTAAAACCTTCGTACTGACCAGGAGAGTATACCACATCCGCAACGCTGTTGGGATATTTAGGTGAGCGCACACGGTTCAAAACGGATACTGCCACACAGTATTCATCCATAGTATTTGGTGCTGCCTCAACCTGCACTGTCCGTGCCAAGTGATCGTAATCAGCTGGCGTCAGTGCCAGTAACATTTCCAAAATCAAAATAATCTTTCCTGTAATAACGACCAAGGATATTGGAATTATAGTATGCTGGTGTACCATCTGTCAATGCTTCCACCAACACATTGTTCACAAAAAGTTGACGAGTCTCCTCGTAGTTTACTTTTCCAGCAGTAGGGTGGAGTGAGAGTATCTCTCGCTTAAAGGCAGTCTTCCCGAACCGCTTAAGATCTTCTTTAAGCTCTGGACAACTACCGTAGTAGATGCGCCAGTTACTTTCACTTGTAACTCGCCTTGGTCTTTTACCGTCCACCTTAGATCTAGGCTTTCGTTTTTGCCAAAAGTATTTTCGACCGATGTATTGTCTGCCGTTTTGAAGATTAGTGATGCGGTAGACAAAACCGTACATACCGTCAATATTCTCAGATAAAAAAGGGGATCCTTTATAATGCCAGGGGTTTTCATAATCAACCACTGTCCCATGAATAACTGTAGGTATTTATAGGGGCACTAGAGTCGATCCTGGGTCTGAGATAGGAGTCAAATCAAATGCGATAGTGATCCTAGGTTCTTCAAATTTATGTTTGGTTGTCTCGTGTGGAACATTATTAGGGAACAGTGTTAACTTCCCTGGTACATTATGACTCTGGTATCTCTCACCATTGTGTAGTTGATTGATTGGATTGAGATATATGGTAGCAGAATCATTACATGCTACAGTGAAATGTCCACCAAGATATGTGTGTGGGTGTGTAGAATGAATGTGAGGCATGATCTTATGACCCTTCCTCATAATGTTTACCCAGCATCTAATGTATAGACGCTTGTCATACTTGTAGAAACTACCAAACAATTCCTTGCCATATTGTTTATGAGTTCTCCTGATTGCTCTACGAAGTTTAGGTAACTCAGAGCATTCATCCTCATACTGAAAGACATTGTAATTTCTATGTCTATTTGTTGTACTCTTCGTTGGCAATCCAGTTTCACCAGCATCAGACTCTGGCAAAGAAAGAATCTCTTCCTCCTTTGCCAAGAAAAACTCTGCAATTTTTGTAGTGTCTATAGTATCACCATGATATGTTTCATAGATCAAATACTTATAGTCAGGTGCGTATGGAGTTTGTGGTGGATCACTCTCAAATAATATAGTATTTGGTTTCATCTAATCCCACGGATCTGGTATTTGAATTTCATTGCTTGAAGGAACCATGCGTCTGTCAGACACTTGGGACCGTGGAGGAGCACTTGGACCTGCTTCTCTGGTAGAGTCGGGTCCTGGAGTGCTCTCTTCTTCCACTCTGGTAACTCTGTCATAATTTAAAATTAGCGAAAGTATCTTTCTTAACATCTTGCTTGATGCTCCCGATTAGATAGGACTCAACTTCAGTCTCCTGTGGTGCCACCTGCATACCTTTAGAAGATAACCAGTGTGCTGTCCAAGGAAGTGGATTGTTGCTGATAGGAGTGTCAAAGATTGCCTTGAGTCCCATAGACTTCAAACGACGATTAGCAGTCCACTCAACATAACTAGCGAGCAACTTATCATTGAGACCAATGATCGATCCATCTTTAAACAGATACTGTGCCCATGCTTTCTCTTCCTCAACACACTGCTTGAACATCTCATAGACATTCTCTTCTTCTTCCTTGGCAATCTCTGCCATCTCTTTGTCATCACCATCACGCCACTTGTTCAGAATGTTCTGAGTGATAGTCATGTGTAATGATTCATCTCTGGCGATCAGTCCGATGATCTTAGCAGATCCTTCCAAGAGTTTAAGTTCGCCAAAGGCGAAAGAACATGCAAACGATACATAGAATCGAATCCCTTCAAGGATGTAGACATTTGCAACCGCTCTGTATAGTTTCCTCTTGAGTTCACGAAGTTCCCATTGTGCATTGGGAACCTCTTCGAGGTAGTGTTGCCACTGTCTACCTGCACCCCATTCGGATGCTGCTTGTAAGAATTCGTCATAGGCATGTGTTACTGTTTGTGCTCGTGATAAAATTTTCTCATCTTCTAAGATGTGATCAAACACCTCAGAAGGATCTGCATATACATTCTTAATGATATGCGTATAAGAACGACTGTGGACCATCTCCATGGTCTGCCAGATGTTCATAGCACCTTCAAGTTCAGGTAGTGAGCAGTATGGTGTAAAAGCCATACCAGGACCACGCCCTTGTACAGAGTCAAGAAGAATCTGGTACTTGAGGTTGCTCGTGAAGATGTGTTTCTGTGCATCATTTAGAAGTGGATAGTCAGCACGATCCTTCTGGAGAGATACCTCTTCAGGTCTCCAGAAGTATCCAAGTTGCTGCTGCGTTAGTTTATCAAACACAGGATACTTAAACTTGTCGTAGCGTTGGACTCCAAGGGGAGGTCCAAAGAACATCTTTTGCTTCGTGGTATCCACTACATCAGTATTGAATACCGTCATGCCTTTTACACTAGTTTGCATTGACTCACCACTGGTTCTAAATTTTGCAACTGTCACAATCTTCTGCCTCCGTTGTAAAGATATCGTCTAACAAATTCTTAAGTTGTTCTTTATCCTCCTCTGGTTCTTGATCTGATTTAATGTCGTAGGTGTTTTGATAATAAGAAGTCTTCCACCCTAATTTATAAGTGGTCAGGAAGTCCTGTGCCATGACGGATACTGGGACTTCGTGGTCGGGATATTTCTCTGGATTGTAACTCCAGTTTCCACTGATTGCTTGGTCAAAGAATTTTTGCATACAAGCCACAACATTGATGTAACCAGTGTTGTCAGGCATATCCCAGAGCAAAGTATAATTGGGTCGCAGTCTACTATAAGACGGAACAATCTGTTTGAGTGGTCCCTTTTTGCTTTTCTTAACGGACAGATACCCTCTAGGTGGTTCGATTCCATTTGTTGCGTTTGACACAACGGAACTGCTCTCTGATGGCATCTGAGCAGACAGTGTTGAGTGCCTAAGTCCGTGTTCGGTGATAGATACTCTAAGACTCTCCCAATCATAGTTCAAATTGTTAGGTACTAGTTCGTCTAGATCTTTCTTATAGGTGTCGATAGGTAGAATGCCGTCAGAATACTTTGTGCGATCAAAGTATTGACAAGCACCTTTCTCTTTAGCAATTTCATTACTAGACTTGAGAAGATAGTATTGGAATGCTTCTGTCAAATCATGAACAAGTTTCCAAGCACCAGCATCGCTGTACTTAAAACCATTCTTTGCTAGGTAATGTGCAAGACCAATAAAACCAATCCCAAGTGAACGACGAGCAAGTGTGCTCACTCGTGCTGCTTCAACTGGGTACTCTTGGTAGTCGATGAGTTCTTCCAGACCTCTAACCGAAAGGTCACATAGATCCTGAAGTTCATCAAGATTTTTGAGCTTACCCACGTTAATGGCAGAGAGAATACACAACGCAATTTCTCCATCGCCATCAATATGTTGGATAGGATCTGTAGGCAGGGTGATCTCCTGACACAGATTACTCATGTTCACTTTGTCTTTGAATGACGAGTGAGTGTTGCAGTGATCAAGGTTCATCAGATAGATGCGACCAGTCTCTGCTCTCTCCTTCAGCAAATTCAGAATAAGTTCCTGAGCTTTGATAGTCTTTTTGTTAATGTGTCCCTGAGATTCATAAAACTGATACAGATCATCAAAAGCATCAGTCCCAAAAGCATCGTACAGACCTGGGACATCGTGAGGACTGAATAAGGTGATGTCTCCATCTGTAATGAATCGCTCGTAGAAGAGCTTTGTGAATTGAATTGAGTAGTCGAGTTTTCTAACACGGTTGTCCTCGGTTCCTTTATTATTTTTGAGGACTAGGATGTCTTCGATTTCTTGGTGCCAGATGGGGAAGTGGACAGTTGCTGATCCACCTCTAATGCCATTTTGAGTGCAACATCTGACAGTTGCTTCAAACTTTTTGAGGAACGGTACAACACCTGTGTGTTGAACTTCTCCACCCCTGATTTTACT